GCCATGCGGCCCCCAATGCCAGTACAATTGCAATGGCGGCTCCGATATAGGACGCCTTCATTACAATATCCAACTTTTTCCACCAGCCAATAAGGCCAGGAATACCGCTTTCGGTTAAGGAGAGCGCCATTGCTTTCTGCATCGCAAGAAAAGCAACCTGCAATTTTCCGACAATGAAAACGCCGCCCTGCATCAGTTTGAATGCCGGGCCAAGCGCCGCCGCAAAAATGCCAACGCCCAATATTAAACGCCGTGTTTCGTCATCAAGTCCTTTAAACCATGTTGCAAGACTGGCAACCCATTTGGAAAAAGATTCGAGTTTTCCCGTGACATTGAATGTCTTGTTGATTTCTTCGCCTACGCTGGCAATGGCCAACTTTATAGAATTTTGGGCATTTACAATGGCATTTGCTATGCCGCCCTGCGCTCTCGGCATTTTCTCCATGCCGTCGGTGAGTTTTGAAATAAAGTCCTCCACACTGACCCCCATGCCTCGCAACATTTCGGCGTTTGCCGTGCCGAAAGTGTCTTGCATGACCTTTGCAAGATTGGGCATATTTTCCAAAATGATCGAAAGGTCTTCCTGCATCAGTTTACCTTTTGCCCGCATCTGGGTAAACTGCTTGGTAACGCCGTCCAATTGGTCAGCCGTGCCGCCGGTCAGGGCAAGTGCGTTTGCAAGTTGGGCAACGATGCGCCGTGCCTCCTCTGCTTGGTATCCAACGCCCTGCAAACGGATAGAACCTTTTACCGCCTGTTCAAAGTCAAGGCCAGGCGCTTCCGCCGCTTTGCGTAGTTGTTCCAGTTCGATAGTTGCCTCTTCGATGCTTCGCCCGGCCCCGCCCATTGTCTTTTCCAGTGCCAGGCGCAACGATTCCATTTCCCCGGCGGCTTTTACAGATAGGCCGGTGAATGCCGCAATCGGTGCTGAAATAGCAAGGGAAAGGGAATTTCCGATCCCTGAAAAAGTAGATACAGCACCTTTAAGAGACTTTTCAGCCTCCTTAATCGCTTTGTTTACGCCTTTTACGTCCGCGCCAATGCGGAAATTAAGGCCGGGTGCTATATCTGCCATTTTATGCCTCTAATTTTGTAATGCTTTGGCCTGAAAACAGGTCGATATTTTTCACCCTTTCAAGGTGTTGCAACATCGCCTGTTTTTCTTCCTGCCCGTATTCCTTTAAGGCGCTTTCGCCGGGAAGTTGGAAAAGGTGTTCAGGCTTTTGCAGGGTGCCTTTTTTGGTATGCGGTAAGAAAGAATAAAAGGCCGCTAAACGAGTCCGCCGCAGCCCTTCTATTTGTTCTTCCCGTTGTTGGTCGATAAACCCGGTGCAGGCGTTTTGAAAGTACCTCGGCGTTGAAAACCAAAACTGTTCTTCGCTCCATCCCATGCGCCCGGCCATTTGCATTGCTACGTCCCAATATCGCCCTTCGCCAAACTCATTTTTTTTTCCGTCGTTTCGGGTTCACCGTTTCCGCCGGTGATGCGTTTGGCCTGCGATTCCATCACGTCTTTGGTTACGAGGATGCTATCGAAAAATGCCTCCATGCACTTTTCAAATGCGGCTTTGTCCTCATCAAGCCAAAGGCTCACCTGGATTTCGTCGTAATCGCCCGGCGGCATTTTAAGTGCCAATTCGCCGGTGCGAAGCGCCCAATAAACAAGGTCAGGAAGTGCCGATGTGTCGCCTTCTTCCATGCCTTTAAGCAGGTCGGCAAAGTTTTTCCCCGTTTCCCGCTTGTAAATCTTGTAAACGGTTTGGCCGAACAATAGCGGACGTTCAGCGCCGCCCAATTTGATGTTTTGCAGCATATCGTTTGGTTAGAATGTGCCCTCGTACCACTGCCCGTTTCCTTGCAGAGTGCAAGACCATGTGCAATTGTTTTCCTGGTCAGGTGAACCGACCTCCAAAGAGGTAAAGTATCCTTCGCCGGAAAGTTTCGGGTCACCGCTCACCCCCGTCCCGGCAATCCATGTCTGCATCGTTCGCGCCTTCAAAACGGCATTCAGGCCGGTTGTCGATGTGAACACGCTAAGGCTGTCGTTGAAGGCAAGCAGGCCGGAAACGCTGACCTCGTAAGAGCGTAAGCCCTCCAAAAGTGTGCGGTAGCCGCCGCTGTCTTTGGTCGTGGTGTCGCGGGGTTCGTGTGTAAACGAGATAGAAAAGTCGTTTTGGTTACTTACGACCGTACCGCCGGACACGCCCGCCCGGAAGGTAAAAAGTGTGGTATTGACTACTCCGGTAGTTGCCATTGTATGTTATTTTTTTTGTTTGAAAGTTAGGGTTAGGGGTAAACGCGAATTTCGACAGGCGTTTGAAACAATAAAGCATTTGCGCTTGACCCGTTCCCGTCAAGTGTTTGCAACAACAAGTCATCGTCTCCAGGCAACTCTGCGCTTTTGCCAAAAAAATTAAAAAAAGACACATTGTTGCCAAAAAAACATACTGTCTTGCCGTCTGTAAATGTGTTTGCAAGTGTTGCAATATAAACTCCAACATCGCTATAACTCCACACCACCGTACCGCCTAAAGTATTCTCCAAAACGGTTGCCGTTGGTGCCGATGTTCCATCTTGCGACAGTAAAGCAACATATTTCAAATAGCCGCCCCCGCCGATGTTCTCCGGGTCTGTCTGCTTTGCCGTGCTGCCTTCCAGCACAATAACCTTGTCAGGTGCCGACGTGCTTGCAAGTGCGTTTAGTGCTGCCGAAAGTGTTACTGCCATTTTTTTAGTCGGTTGTGATCGGAATGCCCGCCGCCGTGGTTATTACCTGCCCGGTAGCATCGTCCAAAATGAAGTTATTAAACGAGCGTTTAACCCTGACTTGATAGTCGGTAGACGCCCGGAAAATGTCTTTTTCATTCTCCATCGTCTGGTTGCGGTTTTCAAACCGGATACCATCGACAAAGTATGTTGCGCCGCCCGTCCCCGCCACCGTCACCTCGCCCCGGTAACGGTCAATGGCCTGCCTTACTGCTTCTTCCAACTGCTGACAAACCAGCATGGACTTTGAATAGCAGTCTATTTGTACCCGTACCGCATCCATGCCGGACGCCTGCGTTTTCGTGTCGGACGGCTCTACTGCAACCTCAATAATTCTTACAGCGGGCAAAGCCGCCTGTTGCGGTATGGTCAACGGATAAATTTTATACCCGCCGCCGCTGTCGGTGCCGACAAGGCCCGTTACCGTAGTATCGCCCGCAAGCAGGGTGTATATTATTCCGCTAATATTCATCCTTTGTATGCGTTTTGGCGGGCGAATTTGGCCGTAAACAAATCGCAGCCCAATTTTACGCGCCGTATTACTTGCGGACTTGCAGACACGATTGCAGGACGGACGAAAGGTTTTGCCGCCATGTTGCGGGTACCGTACTCCACATAGTGCAGGTAGTAGGCGTCCGACCTTGTAAGGCCAAAAACGCCCCGCGCATTGCTTTTGGAAAGTTTGGCCCCGACTATTACGTCGCGTGTCCGTTTCAAATCCAGCACTCGAAAAGAATTTCGCAGGTTGCCAGGCTTGTAAGTTGCAATCTTTTGCCCTTCGCCCCGTGCTACCCGACCGCCCCGGCTTTTGGGGTAGCGGTAGTGTATTTTTGTGCCGATTGGTGCGCCGCGTTTCATTGCGTCAACCATCGGGACAGCGGCATACTCCAATATTTTGCGCTGTTCGCGCTCAAAATTGTAGGTCAACTTTTCCAGCGTTTTCACGGCTTCGTTGACTTGCTTTTGCCAATCGGCTGCGTCGATAGTCAGTTTTATGCTCATGGGTAAACGCGGATTTCAAAAAAACATCCTCCATTTAATTCAACTGGATTATTCGATGAATCCGTAGAATAAAATCCTATGCTATTTACTCCTATTGTGGAGGGTATTATCGCTGCCGATGAGGACGTTTCGCCGTTTACCGCTGCAAGCATAAATGTTTTATTGGCTGTAAAAGCCCCTGCAAGTGTTCCGGTGTAATCTCCTACATCATTTCGCGTCCAAACAACCGTACCACCCAAAGTATTTTCCAAAACGGTTGCCGTTGGTGCCGATGTACCCGACTGCGAAAGCAGCGCAACGTATTTGAGGTAAGGCGTAAGTTCTGCGCCATCCACATATTTTACCGTGCTACTTTCCAGAACCGGAACACGGTCGCCCGTGCCAAGTGCGGTAGCCTCGGTAAGTTCGGATAGATACGTCGCAAATGTTTTTGCAGCCATTGTTTACGGTGTTAAAAAGTTGCCGTCGGTGTCGGTAAGCGGGTTGCCATCTTCGTCGGTAAGGTAGTCTATCGTTTCCTCGCGCATCTGGCAAGTCAAGGCCATGAACCGATCCCGGCCCAAAGTGCCGATGCCTAAAATGTCGCAAATCTGAACGTTTCGGTACAAAATGCGCATTTTCTCGTTTACCTCCGGGTCATACCGCACTTCAAAAACGATCTTGCGGAATGCCGTTTGTTGGTCTGCGCTGTATGTCTCTTTTAGCCCCGCGTCCGGCCATTTCACCCGCGCCAGGGTCGTAACGTAGTCGGAAAATGTCAAAACCTGCTGCCCGCTTGCGTCGCGGGTTGCTGTGAAGGACTGGATAGTAATTTCCTCGTCCATCGCCCCAACGGAGGGCAGT